TCCAGATGGTTCTAAAGAAGAACTTGAGATTGATGTCACTCCTAAAAAGAAAACAACTCCTCGTAGAAAGAGGAATACTAATGCAAATAAAGATAACAAGAAGTAAAGATAGACGACCATTAAATAGGTTATTATCTAGAATCCAAACTCTCCACAATAAAAGCGTCTCGATAGGTTACTTTAAAGACCAACGTGCTCACAAACAAGCTGATATGCCTTATGCAAACCTACTTTACATACATGCCTTTGGTTTGGTGGATGGTGCTCCTGTAAGGGATGTGATGTCTAACATTAAACCTTTCTTGGGTGGTGGTGAGCAACAGAGTAACTTTTTTAAAGAACTTCTCAAGAGATACTTTAAGAAAGGTTCTAGATATACAGCACAAGAGCTTTTAAGTGATATTGGAACAAGTTATAGAGATAAAGGTAAGGCAGTTTTTGGTAATCCAACTTTGTTAGCTGGAACAGAAACAAATCTGACACCATTACTTGATACCAAAGAGCTTAGAGATAACTTTGCTTATAAGACTTCTATTACAATGAAAACTGTTACGAGGTAGGTAATTATGTCGATTAGCTTATTTAACAGATCAGAAACCTTGTACAGAACTAATTCTAACAATTGGTATTATGGTGAAGATGGTAGACCTGTCTTCTCAGAAGATACTGAGACAATCACTTGCTCTATTCAACCATATCGTGATGGTAAAAACACTTTCCGTGTTCCAGAGGGTTTCCAAAGTATTTATGGAATAAAGGTTTACTCTAAAGAACAGATTATTGCCAACGATGAAGTGCTTGAAACGCTCGGAGACGAGATTGAATATGAAGGTCAAAGGTTTGTATGTATTGATGTGGCAAACTTCACAGGACACGGCCTGACAATCCCTGAGCACTATCTAGCTCTGTTCTATAGAAAGGATAGACGATAATGAGTTTTGAATCCAAGAAATTAGAACTAGCCTTAGGTGATATGGTGTCAGTAGCTATCGGTGATAGATTATCCACTATGAGAAAAATGGTTGATGGTACAGTGGTTGATGTTCCAAGTGTGATCCTTGCTAGGAATATGTCACCCATTAGCGGGAAAGTTCCTCCTGCCCCTGATTATCCTTTCGTGATGGTAGATAAAGCCCAAACACAGAAGGTGGTTAGTGTCCAAGAGAAATACTTTGACGGTGATGATCATATTCACGAAACAGGTATTGTTGTCAGGGTAAATGTTAAAATCTTTGGCACAAGTGATCACGATGTAGATGACATTGCTGGACTACTTGACCAATCGTTCACTGTTGATGATTACAGAAACTTAATAGAAACAAATTACGGTAAAAGGTGTCGTATGATGAGGACAAGTGATGTGGTAACAACTGCAGCTTCTCTAAACGATGTCTACCAAGAAGTAGCTACCTTTGATGTATATTTCTCTACAGTAAGAAGTTTCACTGTAAAGGATGCACCTTCTTTCGGAAAAGCCGAAACACCAGAATTAGACTTGAAAAGAGTTTAAACTCACAGTGTATGCGCGATGCACTAAAAATAACTATAATTATAGGAAGATAAAATGGCAGTTCAATTAGCAACCGCAGATATCTCTTTCGGTAGTTCTACTGTTGCAAGACCTTCTGTTCAAAAGCAGATTTTCTTAGCACGACATAACTACTGGTCTGAGAAAACAAAAATTTATACAGACTTGGATAGTATCATTGAGGATGGTGTTCCGTCAACAAGCTCTATCTATCGTGCTGCTAGATCTCACTTTGCACCAACTCCTCATTTACGAGATTTTAAAGTGGGTCGTTTAGAAACGACAAGTATTATTGCTCCAGTAGATGTTGTTACTGGTAAAATTTACGGTCTTACGCTGAATGCTAAAGATGCTGCAGCGAGTGTTGACTTTGCTTATACAGCTCAAGCAGCAGACACACAAGAAGAAATTGTAACAGCTTTAAAAACAGCTATCGATGCTCAAGCAGATATTGCAGCAAAAATTACAACTACTGTAGTGGGTGTTGGTGCAGATGCAACTCTAACATTAGCCCATGCTGTTGAAGATGACTGGTTCACTGTTTCAACACTTCTTAACGTTACAGAAACATTCCCTGCAACACCAGAACGCCCTGCTGCAGAAGAATTAGCTTCTATCAATGATAAAGATGATGACTACTATGTAGTGACAAGTGATGTTAAAGACGGTACGTTTGTTACACAACTGGCTGGTGAACTTGAGTCACGTTTCAATTTCTATTGTGTATCTCTTGCAGAAGCAGATGTTTACTTAGGCACAGCTACTGGTTCATTCAAGACACTTATTGCAGACAACGCTTACTTGTCAACATACCCGTTCTATCACCACGAAGCAGAAACTACTTACCCAGAATGTGCTCATATGAGTGAAGTGTTTACTTTAATTGACACAGGTATTACTTTTGCAAACCGTCCTACTTCAGGTGTTGGTGAGAGTAAAACTGTAGATGGCGAACCACTTACCGCTACTCAAACAAATAACCTTATGACAAATGGTGCTAACTTCTTTGCACGTACTCAGGTTGCGGGTAGTCAATCAGCACAAGCACTTAATTCTGCTATCTCGACAGGTAAAGATGGTGGTGGTCGTGTTGCTTCAGGTGAATATGCTTTCAATGTGGTTGGTCGTGATGTAATGCAGATTGAGATTGAAGCTTCTCTTACAGATTTACTTACTTCTCAGAAGACAGGTCGTTTGGCATGGGATTCAGCATCTCTCGCAAAAGCTTACTCTTCTATTAACAAAGTTATGAAGAAGTTTGCTAACCCTGACGGTTGGAACTTAATCTATGGTCAACAAGACTTAGACTTCCCATACCGTATCACCTTACCAGAACTGAATTCTCTATCAGCAGCAGATCGTAAACTTGGTGTATTAAAGAACGTTACGTTCCGAGCATTCCTTAAAGATGCTATCCACCTTGCACAGATCACTGGTAACCTTGATCGCCCAGCATAATAGGAAATAATAAAAATGGCAAAGATTTATTCACCAGAAGACGTTAAGCTGACATTTGCTGGTATCGAAGAACTATCTGGTTGGAAGAGTATCTCTATTACACGTAATAACGATAACTTTTCTCCAAACCCTTCTGCAGACGGTGTTCAGGCTTATACAAAGATTGCTGACAAGTCAGGTATGATGACTATCTCAGTTCCTCACACAGCAACTAAATTCCACACTGCAATGGCTGCTTATCAAGCACTTATTGACGCAAACCCTTCTAAAGATGTGACAGTAGATGCTTCTTTAATTGATCCTGCAGGTGGTAACTGTACTATCCTTGATGGTATCCGTCTTAACAAAATGGCAGATCCTTCATACGAAGCAGAAATGACTGACTCAGAGTATACTTTCTTAATCGACAACGTGTATTATGCACCTGTTCCAGAAGGTTATGACGAGACAGCAAGTGAAATCAGCAACGCATATACTTTCGCAAGTACTATTGCAGCAAACGCTGGCTTATAAAATAATAATAAAAGCACTATCCCACTTCATTAGGGGTGGTGCTTTTTTCGTTTAAAGAGAGAGAAGAAAATATGGCATTCGTAGCAAAGAAAATTGAGTCGAAGCAAAAGAATCATACGTTTGAAATTGAGTTTAAGACATTAGATATTTACAAAGCATTTACTTACCAATCGTTTATTGGTGAAATCATTCTTCCTATCACAGGTGGTATGATGGATGAACAAAGTAATATTTCTGAGGATGATATCTTTGGTAATAAAAGTACAATGTTTAAAGACTTATTCACACACTTAGCTAAGAGTTTAAGTGACCCTCGTATGCAAGAGTTGTTCGCTGATATGATGGAAGGCTCTCAATACAAGTGCCCTATCACAAAACAACAAAAACCTCTTAATCCAGAAGAATTATTTGATGGTGATTTTGCATTTATGAACGATGTGTTCATGCAAGCACTGGAGGTGAATTTCAGCCACCTTTTTACAGAAGGCGGTATTCTCAAGTCACTGACAGGAAAGACACTGGGTCTACTGTCAACAGAGATCGAGTAATTAAGCAAGTAGAAAACTTCAAACAAGATCCTATCTTAAATAGAATTCACCGAGTAGGGAAGTATGTAGCCAAACACTATTTACTTCCTTTAACTTATGTCAAGGATAATATGAGTGTGAGCGAGTTTCTTGATATGGAAGATGAGATGTTGATATCAGAAGATTTTGAAAATGCCTATTATCTGGATACCGCACCAAAACAAGAATAGGTAATTTATGGCAAAGAATTATATTGAAGAATACTTCATAAAAATCTCCGCTGACAGTAATGATGCTGTTAAGAAGATTAAACAGGATATGGATAAGATCTTCAACACGTCTACAGACTTAGCCGCAAGAATGGCTGCTATAGAAGAAAAGTTGAAGATTAAGACAGGGAAGACAAAAACTAAAGCTGAGAGAGAACATGACGCTGTAGCAAACGCTCTTAGAAAGAAAAGGATCTCTGATGAAGAAAAGGCTTCTAAAAGAGAGGTTGACTTAGCAAAATCTGCTTACAGTAAGAAAGTTAATATCACAAAAGCTGCTGTTGCTCAAATAACCAACTCTAATAATGCAACCTTGTCTAAAATGAAGGACTTCTATGAAGATCAGGTTAAGATTGCTAGGGGTGCTAATGAAGATTTCTTACTTGTAGAGAGAGCTTTAAACAAGAAGATACTCGCAGATACAAAAGACAAGACTCAAAGAGAAATTGACTTAGCAAAAATTAAGCACAAAAGAGAAACCCAATTCAC